GCATACCACATTCTTAATCTTACAATGAATTTTCTAACGGGTCGCGTCATTTGTAATTTCCATTAGCTTTAATAGTACGATGTTCTGCTAGAACTTTCTCTAATTGTTCTTGTAATTTCTCTACTTGTTTCTGTAAGAACTCGATATTAACTTTATTGTGCATGCCTTCTTCTATTTGTTTTTGTATCTTCTCAATCTGCCCAGCCATGTGTTCTATTAACATAAATTGTTCACTATCGGCTGGAAGTGAGCCTAATTCTCCTCTTGGCCACTTAATAGAAAACTCAACAGCACTTTCCAAATCTTTTTCTATTAATGTTTGTGAAGTTTCTACATTATTGAGTCTTTCAATAACTCCAAAATAAGCCCATACCCCTATGGCTACTGCTACCACAATAGATAACAGATTACGCATTGGCATTGAAACCGATGTATTTTCAGATATTTTCATTAAATAATAAAAAGAATTATAGCGGATATAAGAATTATAACAAATTTCGTTTTAAAACCCATTTTATTCCACAGAACATTTGTTTTATCCCACATATCAGGTAACGTCATTTATTAACTATCGTTTTTAGGGTAATTAATCCAAATATCATTCCAAAAATCTTTATAAAATTTCTGTACTTGCGAAGTATATTTTTCAGCACTTGCTTTCCAGTCTTTATAAGTTGGAAATTTTAATTCAAAATTAAACATATTTATCTCCTTTCATTATTATTAAGGTCTAACTGTGAAACCTCACGTGTATATTAAGTTACAACCCTTATTAAACTACTATTATTTTCGTAAGACGCATCTTCATTTCTGTCTTGGCATTTACATTCCCCACAAATACACTCTGAAAGTAATCTATGTTCCTTTTTATCAAGGACACAATGGCAAATATGCCCACATTTCGTGCAATCGTTAATCTTCATTTAAATTGATTCCAACCCCACACAAACATTCCTACAAGCCCAGCAAAAAACATTAATACAGAAATAGTGCCTTTTGATTTATTCATAAATGCTTTTAAATCGTTAATATCTTTACGTTGTTGTCTTACTTCGTGTAAGATTAAATCCATTTGTGCTTTTGTAGAGGTTGCACAAGAACATTTAAGTTTTTTAGTTTTTTTATTTTTCATTTTATTCCATTAACTAAACGTATAATTTTAACTGTATTTTTAACCATTTTATATTCATTATTACTTTTTAATTCCAATTGAGTCTCCACATTACTCATTAATAAAATAGCTATAATTATCTGCATAAATTAACAATAAAACCCAAAAACCAATGCCCCTGTTGGAGTGTACCACCCTTGTAGCTTGGGGTTATTATTTCTTTCATCATAATAATTTGCTATTTCTTTTATTATCTTATCTCCAGATTCAAAACAAGTATCTTTAGTGTCTTTTGTAAAATCTTTTATTTGGTAACCATCAATAGTAACTAAAATAACAAATACAGTTAAAAATTTCATTTAATTAATTTAATACTCCGTGCCTTACCATGTATTCTTGTAAGCCAACCCCTTTCCTCTAATGCTTTTATATAACAATAAACACCGCTTTTAGATGATAGTTGAATTGCTTTTTTAATTTCTTCGTAAGAGGGGGAGTATTTATTTTGTTCTATATATTTTTTAATATAATCGTAAATACCATATTGTTTTTTAGTTAAACCTTGCATTATCTTTTAAAACGCCTCCATCTCCATTGATGGCAAGTGTAAGTATCTTTAACACCAGGAGCTTTCCAAGTACCACAATAACTTCTGCGATTAGAATACATGGCGCAATTACCACAAGCCTGTTTAGTTTTACTTAAAATAAAACTTTCAGGTAAAGTATAATGTATAAATTCGCCATTAGGATAAAAATTATTTTTCCTACTCATAGAGTAACTATCATATAGATTGGTAAGCAAACCATAAAGCCTAATACAGTAAATGCAATAATAAAAAAATTATCTGCCTTGACCTCTATATTTCTTTTTATGGGGGATTCTTTTGGAATAGGATTTGGCGTGGCGACCTTTTTTTTTACGTCTATTTTGTGTAAAATGAACATAGCCATAAGCTCTTGGTTTAGCCATTAACCTACTGGTTCATTTTCTACTTCTTCTTGATTAACTTCTTTTTGAGTAAATTCTCCAGTACCACTTGTATTATCTATTTCTTCAATAATAGCATCTAGTGCATTACTATCTTCCACAACACCTCTGGCAATTTCTTTATCTATTTCCTTGATAAAAGCTGGGGATTGTACTCCACTATTCTTCGCTTGTAAATAATATTGCAAATCAGTCGCATAATCTCTTAAATTAAAAGTATCAGGATAAGTAATTTCTCCATCAAATGCTTTGTTTTGAAATAAAGCATATATTCTAAATAAATTTTCTTCCGCAATTTGTAGGTTATCTGCTTTTTCAGATAATTTAGCATTAAGTAATTGAAATTCAGTTTGTAAAGCTATACCTGATTGTGTTCCTTGTGCTGTTGCTCTTACAGAACCTATGTGAGAGATTCTATCAATGGCTTCAACTTTTTTGTTAATACACTCCATAATAGAAGTTAAATTTTGACCGCTTGGTTGTAATAAGTAAGGTTTAAGATTAGGGTCAAGTCCGTCAGGCATATTAATAATAGCCCCAGCACCAGCAGAGGCATTAACATCAGGAGTTTTGACTAAACTAGGATTGTTAGATAGTCTTATTAACTGTTCTATTTCTGAATATTCATTATAAATTCCTTTTTGTAAATCGGCAATATCTGTAAGATCACTTAATCCTATTCCACGTTTATGAGATTTTTGATTATATAAAATAATGGCTGGTATTCTCCCTATTTGATTTGGAAAACTTTCTTTTAAGATAGGATCGGTTCTATTATTACGTTGATAATAACATTCAATAGTTTCAGGAGTCCATATCCTATAATAAACACCTCCTCTTTTATCTACCTCCTCACGAACCTTTAAAAAATCTAAAGAATATTTACCATTCAATTCTCTTTTAAAATTCCAATCCAAAACATTTTCAGGAGTGACGAGTGTTAAATAAGGGCGTATATCTTGTTGAAGCTCATCTGCTCTAGTATTAAGGTTGGTAGAGGGTTTGTCTAGGATTAACCAACAACTTCCATATATTGAAGCATAAATTTGTGCTTGTTTAATTTGAGATTCAAATGAGTTTCCCTCTAAATCACAATCTTTTATAAAATTATCAATTGATGGTTCTTCCTTTAAACTACCTAATTCTCTTGTTGCTGGAACTCTAAATAAGAATGAAGAATAAATCTGAACTACATTACGGCAATGATTGTCTAATGCAGTATTATTAACTCGTTTAGCATATTCTAAATCTAATTCTAATGCGTATCTATGTAAATAACTTCCGTTTTTATATTCTATACCCCCTAAATAACTTCTGATAAAATAAGACCATTGATTGTGGTGGTCGTCATAATCTTGGTGGGTTCTAATTATTTCTTGGAAACTATATGCCATGTTCTAAAATTCTCCATCTACCTATATCTTCTATTTTTACTTCTGATCTTATAGGATATAAAAAGTCAACCAAATATCCTAATGCGTCATTCATGTGATCCAGTCCATTTGCTTTATCAGGTATATTTGTTCCTTCTTTGTATAATTGTCTTTGTAATCCTTTTATCATTATTTTACAAGTAGGATCAATGAAAATGTGCCGAATACCTTTGGCATTTTTTAATTTTGAATTAACTGCATTGATTCTATCTCTAACTTGCGTATGCCTTCCTCTCAATTTACATATAAAACCATAATTTTGTAATATACTTAAATCTGTTTTTCCGCCAGCACTTGTTTTTCTTTGCCTACAAGCTGGATCAGGATAAACAAATATCTTCCAACCTCTGTATTTTTCACTAATCTCTTTTGCTATTTCATCTGTATTAGATGAGTAAATAATAATCTCCTCAAAAAAATGAAGTTTATTATCAATAAGCTGACAAACACAAGCACTCATAGGATCAATATTAAAATCCAAACCTATATGAATAGGATATTTTTTACTTATTTTAGTTTTAACTTGAATATTCTCAATAGGATCAAAGTTATAATAAATAACACCAGCATATTGTTCGAAACTAGCTTGGTATTCTTGCCTAAAAGTTCTTATATCTAAATCTTTTTTAGAATTACTTAAATCTTTACCTGTTAAACTCATGTATGATTTTAATCTATCAATATTATTAGCTTTTATTTTTTCTGTATTATCAGTTTT